TCGTTTCCTAGGTAGGTTTGATGTGTGTTGACAATTCCACATCAGTATTGCACCTTCCGCCACGCCTCGCAACCACCACGAGAAAACAAGATCCATGTCGCAACTATCTCCGGCTAAGGAAATCGTCGCTAAGTTAGGCGGTGTGCGCGCTACCGCACGCGTCTTGCAACTGAATCCGAGCGCTGTCTCGCGCTGGATGATGCCGCCCAAAAAGCGCGGCACGGGCGGATTAATCCCGCAGCGGCATTGGCCTGCAATTCTTGAGCACGCTAGAAAAGAGCGCTTAAAGCTGCGCCTGGCCGACCTAGTCAACCTGCCGAAGTAATTTCCGCGGGGGCGGGCATGGTCACTAACTCCGAATTCTTAGAAGCCGTCTACGGCTCTCTCGGCGCCGGCACGCACGGCTGGATTGCGTGCTTCCGCGGCGATCCGAACGGCGTTACAGCCGACGCGTGGGCAGGGCAGCCGTGGTTGTCGACAGCCAACCAGCGGTTACTTATCGACAAGCGCGTGGAGGATAACAACTACTACGCGGTTGCTCGGCTTTCGATGGGCGAGGGCAAGCCGCGCAGGGTCAAGAGCAATTTCAATTCTTTGGCGGTGCTGGTCGCGGACGACGCGAACAAGTTTGAGCTGAACGGCTCGCCGAGCTTTATCATCGAGACCTCGCCAGGCAAGTATCAGATCGGCGCCATCCTCGACGAGAGCGACCCCGACACGCGTGACGCGAAACTGATCGACGCCGTGATGCAGGCGATGGCCGACGCCGAGCTGATCAACGCCGACGCCTCGGGCAACAACGCCGTGCGTTACTGCCGCGTGCCGGTGGGCACGAATGGCAAGGGCGGCCGCAACGTGCCGGTACAGCTCGAGGAGTGGAACCCCGGCAACAAATACACGCTCGAGGACGCGGTTGCGCTCTTCGGGCTTGACCTGGACGCAATCCGCGAGCGAGCGTCGCGTGTAACGCAACGCGTTATATCTGACGCGCCTTCCGATGCGGAGAATGCCGAGTTGATGCGCCGCATACTAAGCGGCGAGTCTTATCACGACCCGCTGATGAAGCTCTCGGCAAAGCTCGTGGCGTCGGGCGCCTCGGGCGGTGCGGTCGTGAATCATCTGCGCGGCATCATGGATGCTGCCCGCCCAGGCTCACCGGGTGAGCTCGAGCGGTGGCAGGCGCGGTACAACGAGATCCCGCGCATGGTGCAGGGCGCGGAGCGGTTCCGGCCGGAGCA